GTCCTGTTCGCTGCGTCGGTCATACACGCTAGTGTTATTAAGTTTAATTTAAATTTAAGTAATGTTGATATACTTGGTCTCTTGTTTGACGACATCCGGCTTCTTTACAGTAAGCCCCAAGATGCCTGACTTATAAGAGGCGGTGATATCCTCAAACGTTGTGCCCTCTGGTAGGTTCCATGAGCGCTGGAAAGAATTGCTAATAAAAGAATTATTGCTCTCCTTCTTTACGTTATATGAAACTGTAAGCACATCCTTGTCGATCGCGATCTTAAAGTCCTTCTTGTCCAACCCCGGCGCTGCCACCTCGATAGTCCAGTCGTCCTTATTGCTCAAGACGTTAGTGTGCGGAAGGCCGACATTCGCCGGGCCTGTATTAAAAAATGAATTGCCCATAGGGCGAAACATCAGATCAAAATGATCATTCCAGTCACCAAAGAGATCCCCAAAAAGTCGATCTCTTGTTCTTGCTAGATTATTAGCCATGTTTTTAGTCTCCTATACTAATGTTATGCCCCTTTTTTCAGAGGACATATACAGTATAACATAGGGAGCGAACTTGTCAAGGGCTAATCTTTTGTAACCTTTTCCACGTACTCATCGGCAACGGTCATTTCAACATCCTCGCCATCTTCTAAAATGTTCTGTGCTGCAGCGATGGCGTCCTGTTCGTTCTCGGCTTTAGTTTGTATAATGATTTCGTATGTGCGGACAATTTTAACAGAATAGGATCTCATGTCCCCTCCAAGGAAATTCTTTAATATATAGGGGGCTTAAGAGAAAATATCTTTTAGCGCTTGGCTGATTAGTTTATCAAAATTGTTTTCAAATGTTTGTTGCGTGCTTTCTATAACGACGCCGTCAGGTAGCGGCATCCCCTCTGGGGTCTCTTCTATTTCTGGCAAGTCATCAACCCGGACCTTCAACTCTTTAAGGCTGTCAGTGGCAGCCTGCGCGCTCAACGGCTTATTCAAAATAAAGTAGCCATTAATCGCCGCTGTTAAATCTGCGAAAGCTTTATAAACAGGGCCAATTTGTCTCTTAAGGTCTTCTGAATATTTTTCTAATATTTTATAAATTTCTTTTTTATTAAAAGTCATCTCGCCATAGTCTTCACCATGAGAAATGACAGTGCGCAAATACAAATGAAATTGATTTTTCTTTTTCATGTAGTCTAGCATCCATGACCACTTAACAACATCTTTAGGGTCACCACTCCCAAGCTCATTAAGTTGTTGGACCATTTTACGGTTTGTATATTGTTTTTTTATCTTCTTGGCTGCGCGCTGAGACAAGAAATGAGGCGCATAAGGGCTGCTTGGGCTTTGCCTTTGCATAGTAGTTTTTAGACCACGATGACGAAGCTTGAGAATATTAGCAATCCTTTTTGCCTCTGCCACATCCCCTTGTTCTATTTTTTCCCAAACCTCTGCTGGGCTGGGGATCTCCATTAGTTCATCAACGACGGCGCCATCAAGCTGTTTATATTTTTCGAAAGCTTGAACTCCCACAGGACTTAAAGCCTGCTGAATGCCTTGGAAAGTCTTCGCTTGCAGGCGCTTAGTAGAAAAGTTGCCCGCTGCTTTGGGCAAAATGTTTTTGATTACTTGGCTTAAATTTGCGCGCCTTACATCTCCCAGTTCAGCATCCGGCGCGGGACCATACATCGGCCATATTTCTGAATGTGCTTTTCTAAAGTCCTCAAGTTGTTCGTCGGCCTCTTTCCCTCTGGCTTCACTTAAAACGACCTCCTCAACTTCACCGCCCCCCATTTGTCTAAGGGCATAGTCTTCCGCCGCCTTGTATTTATTAAAACTAAAATTTTTCTCATCGATCCAAAAAAAGAAATCTTTGGGTTTAATGGTAAAAGAGTAAAGGCCCATGCTCTTATTGGCAAATTTAATGGCAATAATATACTCGATGCCCTTGGTGTTTGCCACTGGTGCAATGTTATCTCGCCTAAAGAAAGCTAATAAGTTTTCTATACTTCCCTCCACCAACGTCTTTTCAACATTCTGGCCAGTCAAAAGCTTTAAGCTGACGGGTTGCCCCGGCTCACCCGTATCGGGATCAATCATCAGCCAACAGTCTTCAATGGGTAGCGAACCACCAATTTGATCAGTAACTTGACGACCCTTTAAAAGCCCTGAAAGGAAAGCTTCAAATGTGAAACCAGCAGTTGCGGGATTAAAATCATCAATGGTTTGCTGAAGTATCTTAATAGCGCCCAAAGCAGACATAAGCTTATAAATGTTTTCGGGCACCTCACCTTCGATGCTGACCATTTCATTAATGCTCGCGACTTTTTCTTTTAAAGTGGTGCCTTTAATGTTATCAGAAATATAACTTTGGAACCATTCACGCTCCTCTGTTCCAAACTTGCCTGCCTGCTCTGACGGCGGCTTGAACATTTTTAAAGCGGTTTTATAAAACTCATCAGCATCAAACTTATACTCTTTTGCCTTTTTTTCTTTGTCTTTAGCTTCGTGTATTTTAATAACGCCCTCTTTTAAAAGCTCGGAAAATAGTTCTTTATACATTTATTTTGTCCCCTTGGCTTAATAAATAGTTTATTTATTCTATGTTCTTCAAAGAAGTCGCGAGATTGGCTAATTTTTGTAGTGGATTGTCTACTGGCACACCTATAGGCGCGCCTTGTTCGGGTGCTGCTTGGGTGGGTTCGGCTTTACCGTCTCCCTCTAAAGATCCTCTGAGCCCTTTCACTGTAGCCAAGCATTGATATATTTCATGTTGAAGAATTTCTACATCTTCCAAGACGGCTTGCATCTTTTTCTCTATCATGGCCAAGTCTTTTTTAGCAATTAGGCTCGTCTTGAGATGGGCTAGCCCTTCGGCGACGCTAGTTTTATTCTCTGCTCGTTTAAGCTTGTCAAATAACACTTCATGAATCTCACTTAAGTTTGCTGTAAACGTATATTGTATTTTCATTTCGGCGCCTCCAACACTGCATGCCTACTCGTTAAAATGGCCATGGCAACCGACACTGCGTTCTTAAGAGCACAACATGTTACCTGCACTGGGTCAACGATTCCCGCCTCATACATGTTTACTTTCTTGTTGGTTGTCATATCAATGCCAAAGCCCGGCTTGAGTTTAGACGCCTTCTCCAATACCAACTCAGGAGATACATCCGCATTTTTGGCTATTTGCCACAGTGGCTCCTTTAAGGCTTCGAAAACTATCGCATAACCCATCTTTTTATCCCCCTTTAACGTGGGGCGTTTAACGGCCTTCCAAGCCTGAATGAGGGCCATCCCCCCGCCTGCGTGGATACCGGCCTTCTGTGCGGCCATGACGGCCTCTAGTGCGTCCTCTATACGGTGGCGCTTCTCAATCATTTCAATTTCTGTGTTGGCTCCGACGCGGATAACGGCAACCCCGCCGGCCAAGCGATTGATACGCTGTTGAATGCGCTCACATATTTGTAAATCATCTTCTTCTTTTATTTCTTCTTTGAGATCTGCTATAGTTTTTTCTATTATTTCATAGTTAGACTTCCCACCCAATAAAATAGTTTGTTTCTTTTTAACTTCAACGTTTTCGGCGACACCAAAATCCGCTAACTTGAATTGATCAAAAGCCACGCCAGAGTCTCGACCAACAAAGCGCGCCCCTGTGACTGCGGCCAAGTCTTTTAATAGATTGCGTCGCTCTTCTCCATACAATGGTGCTTTGACTGCCACAATTTTCATTGAGCCGCGGACTGTATTCATAATAAGGGCAGCTAGAAGCTGGCCTTCAATTTCTTCTGCAACTATAAGTAATGGCTTTCCTTCTCGTGCTGCAATTTCTAATATCGGCAGCATGCTCTCAACCACCGACAGTTTGTGATCAGTTATAAATACCAGACAATTTTTATAAGACGTAGTTTGTTTGCGCTTATCAGTCACAAAAGCGTTTGCGGCATGGCCCGCATCAAAGCTGAAACCTTCGGCTATATCAACCCTCGTATCATTTGTTCTTCCAGATTCAATATTGATAACTCCGTCCATCCCGACTTTATCAAGTGCAGTTGCTATCATTTCTCCAATGGCTTCATCACCATTAGCTGAGATGGTGGCGACATGTCGAATGTCATCAATAGATTTAATCTGCTTTGAATGTTCTTTCATGTATTTGATAACATCAAGCAGCGCGTCTTCCATTCCGCTTTTCAACTGTGTAATGTTAACACCAGCCTTTAAGTATTTGCGGGCCTTGTTTACTAAGGCGCGGGCTAGAACTGTAGAAGTCGTTGTGCCGTCACCAGCCTCTTCGGCTGTTCGGGACGACGCCTGTTTGATAATTTGAGCAGCAGCGTCTTCAAACGGATCTTCCAAATCAATAAACTTGGCAATTGTTACACCGTCCTTTGTTAAGATGGGGTTATGCCCTTTGGCTTTTAAAATTACATTTGTTCCTTTCGGACCTAAAGTTGAGGCTACAACGTCTGCCAACTTATTGATACCGCTGTATAAAGCTTCTTGGAGCTTATCGTCTTTCATAAAAACTTTTGTCATTGGTTGCCTCTTGAATATTATAACACTCTAATGTGCCACATTTAAGATAGCAGAAATAAAGAAAATGTCAATAAAAAAAACGCCCTCTAAGAAAGAGGGCGTTTAAACTTTTTAACTAAGTTTTGTTTACTTTTTTAAGAGGCGCTTGGCAACCCTAGCAGCGATCTTCTTAACGAGAGCCTCTTGCATTATTTCTTCTTCCTCTTCTTCTACTTCGACTTCTTCCCCTTCAGGCTCTTCCTCAACTTCAATCTCTTCTTCCTCTTCGGGCTCCTCGATTTCAATCTCTTCCTCTTCGGGCTCTTCCTCTTCCCGTTCAACGCCTAAAGCTGCAGCAAGTGCCTCGGCCACGCGGAGTAGGGCGCGAGCGTCTTCTTCGGAAATGTCGACTTCCAATCCTTCTTCAGCCTCTTCCTCTTCAGGCTCTTCAATATCAATATCAACATCAATTTCTTCCTCTTCGGGCTCTTCAAGGTCAACATCAACATCAACGTCTTCTTCCTGCTCATCAAGATAATCTTCTTCAAACAGGCCTTCCATCGGGTCGTATGCCTCTTCTTGCTTGCCGGCATAGCGCTTTTTACCACTCTTCAACTCGCGTTCTTTCCGTCTGCTTGGCTTATCGTCGCGACCCTCGTCGGTTCCTTTGCCTTTTTTTCTGCGTTTTTCATCCAGAGCATCAACAAAGCTTTCGCGAAGTGGCGGCGCGATGTTGGCCAGCTTCATAAACTTTTTGACTGTTGCCTCTTCTAATAATTTTTTGTCAGACATGTTCCATACTCCTTAAAATATTTCCGTGGAAGTCACTTATAAATAGTGCTTAAAAGCAGATAGTTCCATTTAAATGAGATCGGGTTTTTCCTTATAAGTAATTTTCTCTGCAGCCTTCATTTTCTTTAACAGATCTATCCAGCGCAAAAGCTCTTTGTGGGTATCAATTTCTATCATAACCTTTTTTGGCTGTGCGTTTTCATTAATAAACTTAATCTCATAACGTTTCATGACAGTCACCATCCTAGTATAAATATCTCTTAAATGAACTTTTTAATCTTTTTGAGAGCTTTATCTTGGATTTGTTTTATTCTTACATGGGAAACTCCCAATCTTTTAGCCGCCTCTTTCAAAGTAAGCTGGCCGTGCTTTTCAATAGACACAGCCACACAATTTAAGTCTGATGGGTAGTCTACCCACAACCGGCATTCACACTGCCGGCATGGGCTGTTATTCTTTTTACACACTTCTGTACACTCATTCATTCATTTGTCCTCAATAACATCATATAATTCCTTCACATCCTCTTCTGTCAGCCCAAACGTTTTGGAAAGCTGCTCACCCTTGGCAGCCAATTTAATATTTGCCGCCCGCTTTTGTTTATTGTCGATCTTGTCTTTTTCTTTTTGTTCATTTATTAATTGTACAATTCTTTTATCATTATTTAAATAAGCCTGAGCGCATGTTCTTACAAACTTAGTCATTGGAATCTTATCGTAGATTAATCTGACTTTCAGATCTGCGTGGACCTTCTCTGGGACCAAAAATATTATTTCTTTATACTTCATCTTTTTAAAATATGTGCTGAGCTTTCAAAAGTCGCAGCGTTTGTTTGCCGGCAAAAGACAGCATTACCTCTCAACTCTTTTAAATTGAAGGCTCCTGAATAAGAACAGGCGCTCTTAATGCCCCCGACCAAATCTTTTATTATGTTTTTAACAGAGCCTTTATAGTGAACGGTCGTTGCAATACCTTCTGGGGCACTGGACTTTCCTCTCCACTCTTCTTGTGCTTTCTTGCTGGCCATGCCGCGATAAGCTTTACGTTTGCTGCCATCGGTATAAGTTATTACTTGCCCGGGAGACTCGGTAGTACCTGCCATAAGTGATCCCAACATAACAAAATCAGCGCCAGCAGCGAGAGCCTTAACAATATCACCCGAATTTTTAATACCGCCGTCAATGATGATTTTTGCATCTCTGTCTGATTGGGCGCATTCAAATATCGTTGCAAGCCCCGGAACGCCGTGTCCCGTCTGTATTCTTGTAGTACAAATGCTACCACCTCCAATGCCACATCTAATACTATCAGCGCCCCAATCAGCCAGATCATTAAAACCCTCCAACGTTGCGACGTTACCTGCCATTAGGTGAACGCCCTTACCATAAATATCCTTTAAAGATTTTAATGCGCGCTCTACCAAGACGTGGTGGCCATGGGCGACATCTAGGCAAAGTATCTTTGCCTTTCCAATATTGACTAAGGCTTCGGCTCTGGTTAAATAATCGCCGGTAACTCCAATGGCTGCAGCGACGTTCTTCACTCCTTTTTCATGACAATGAAACGCCATCTCAACTTGTTTCATCAAGGGTTTGTACCTATGGAGAATCCCCAGCCCTCCCATATCAGACATGGCACAAGCCATTTCTATTTCTGTTACTGTGTCCATGGGGCTGGCAATAATGGGAATGTTTAGCTTGATATTAGAATCTAGCTTTTGGCTTAGATTAACATCGCGCCTAGTTTCTACTTCTGAATGTTGTGGGACAAGTAATACATCATCAAAAGCTAAAAATTCTTTATTTAAGTTTCTTTTAGCCGAATCAAAAAGCTGTTTTTGGAAACGATCTAAATCATTCGTGCATTCCATGAATAGAAATCTCCTTCTGTAAAAGCATTTAATTGCTTTTTAATATAGTCTGCGGAATACCAAGTGTGTTTTTCCGGCTCGTCTGGCTCTGGAATATAATAAGCCACCTCATCAAAAAGAATACAGATGGTGGGCACCCCTTCTTCAATAAACTTTTCTTTTATCTCCGGACACATATCTATGTTCGCAATACCAAAATCAAATTGGCCATCATAAAATGGCATCACCGCTTTATATACTGGCTTAAGACCAATACACAAATGACAACCGGTGGAACTAAACAAAAGGGCCATCGGCCGCGGTGTCTTTTTTAACGACTCCAATTTGTCATCAGTTATTTTATAAAGTTTCATTTATCCCCCGTACTTCCCAAGGCTCCATCACCACGATCTGAAATACAAATATTATCATCATAAAGACGACCATTTTCTCTTTCAATAAAGCGAGGGTGGGCCACCGGTATTAAAACCGCTTGTGCAATCTTATCATGTGGAAATATTCTTTGTTGTACATTTCCAATGTTATGAATATTAACAAATACTTCACCATCATAGCCAGCGTCTACAACACAAGCTCCCACAATTAATGAGCGCTTGGCTGCAATCCCAGATCTGTTTTTGATTTCTAGCATGTAACCATGCGGAATGCCAAAGCGTAAACCGGTTGGCAATACAATTGATCTGTTGGGATCCACTGTGATTACGATAGCCTCTTTAGGACAATAAAAAAGATCTGCGCCTGCATCTGATGGGTTGGAGCGCGTGGGTGGCCTTGCACCCTCGTGCGTTTTGCTGTATTCTAAAAACATAAAAAACCTCCTGTGTTATCTTTCAATAATACAGGAGGTTTTAAACTTTGTCAACTATTATTATCAAATACCGCGACTTTCGTTAATAACGCTTCCAGTGGTGTCACTCCCTTTGAAGTAAAAAGCCATACCGGGGAATGGGGTGGTCAGGGTAGTGGCATCGATGCCAA